AATGTCGGCGGAATCGAATATATGTATAACTTCTAACTCGCTGTTTTTGACCGATGTATAATCGGACATAGCGGGGCGAATAACAGGGATATAGAATGAAAGGAATTCGCAACTCATGATTATATGAAAGGGCGTTGGGTTTGTATTGTACATCTATCTTAGAAAAAGTGATTCAATTTTATGCGAATCGTGGATGCATGCTTTAGGTATATTTGTACATACAACCGAATAATGTCGCGTTATAATATAAATGAAAACTAAACGGGGGAATACACCCAGAATTTCCAATAAAAGACGGACGCAAAAACAAAGAGGTGGCACCAATTACGATTTTAACAGCCAAGCCAAATATTATTTCTTCAAAATGCCGTTTTCTTTGTATACTATACCACCCGCGGAATCACTTAGTAAATATTACAACTATAATAAAAAGGATTATGGTATAAGAACGAGTCAGCGCGTTTGTTATCATAGTGCACTAGTTTCAAATGATACGGATACGCACAGAGAATCGATGATACAAAAAACGACATGGTTGGTTCGATTGGTGTCCGTCGACAACCAAAAAGCAACGGCAACGTATGATGTTATATTATCCCATTCACCATGTAATACACGCCATACATTTCTATCGAATCATCGCAAATTTGTCCAACCATTAATAAGTGAAAATATAAAATTAGGCTATAACCTCGCATACGATGCAAAAACAAAACAGTTGACTGTCGATTTAACCAAATATCAACTACAGGAATTGGATGGTGAAGAAGCCGAACGCAGGATGATAGTTCAAATTTTGGTGGGTGCCAGCGGTTCGAGTTTGTTCAGTTTATCAAAGAAACGAAATAATGAATCCGCAGAAAAAAATGTGTCTCAACCCGAGATTTCGAAAGAATACAAAAACTCGCTAATGAACAAAGGTGAGAAATATTTCTTCAAGATGCCATTTGTTTTATATGATATAACGGGCGCAGAAAAGGTAAGAACATCTTTGAAAAAGAATAATAAATCGTATGGTATAAGGACCAGTCAACGCGTTTGTTATAGTGGTATAGCAACAGACCGGACTAATTTCAAAGAATCCATGATACAAGAAACAGTGTGGGTTGTCGAATGTATGGGAACCGATACAGAAGATAGTACCAAAATAGCATATAAGGTTTTACTATCACATACACCATGTAATACAAACCACACTGTAACACCGTCAAGCAGTTGGTTCAAATCGCCCGAAACGGATGAACTGACTGCTGAATATGGCGTTGTATATGATAAAAATAGAAAAACATTATTACTGGATTTGGATAAATATCAGGTGTTCCATATTGATGGACCGGTTGGATACAGAGAAGCCGCTATAAAGGCATTGATGGGGTCGGGTGCCGAAATTAGTAAAACCCGTCCGTCGAGCAAAAAACCAAGGAATAATACAGTAATGAAAACGCCCTCTGCACCACCGATGAATCAAGTATTGGGAAACAAAAATAAACAGAAAGCACCGGTAAATATGAGTGCTAGACATAAGCGAAATTATGGTCTAATGAAAAAATTTCAAGACATGTATGAATCGAAAAAGGCAAAGGGGGAAAAATTATTTTTGGTGGGTCCGGATGCATTCGATTTGCGTGCTGCCACTTTGTGAAAATAATTTATCATACAAAATAGCTAAAATATATCAAATACTAAATATATGATATATTACGTTAGATGGTTATGTTCGACGAGAGACCGCTCTCGAATTACGCACGCCGTTTCCTCCCATTGAGGGGGACAGTGTGTGGGCGCTGTAATAAACGAGGGAATTATCGGAAAAAAGGGGTTTGTAATTTGTTTGTATAGGAGTGAGGGCAATGGGTGGCGCATTAGGTCGCGGACCCGGTTGCGGAATGGTAAGATAAAGGTAGCCAGGCATGTTATATAAATTGTGTATATTTTATTTACATATCTAGGATTACATATTTAGGATAATTGTAATATAGACAAGACCCACTTTAGAAGCCGGCATCATAATCGTCCGCGCACACATTGCGCTCTTCCTTTCCAATGTGGACAATATTGTTTTGTATCATAATCTGCGACTTTGAGCAAACGTCGGCATCCGGCTCCACTTTGCCAAACATCCGCTCTATTTCGTCATTCGTATTCGCGGTATTGACGGCAGCATCGTCCAGTTTCTCCATCTCGGCAATATCGAGCACCAAACCGAACGCACTTGTACCATAGTATCCGTATTGCCCACACATCACATTGGCCGAAACACCGCGCATATGGTCAAACTCGCCATGACGCGCCGCATCCAATAGCACTTCGGTATGGACCTCAAACGTTGATTTGGCAATAGGACCAATATTGTCACTCAGAATGCCCGACCGGAAAATGGCGACCATGTCTTTGTTGCACGTCATGCGGTCACATAGAAGACTGGTATGGTGATAGTTGATATAGACATCACTAAATTCCATCACTTCCGTCAATTCATTGTATATCATTTGTCGCGCGGCCTCAATGCCCAATACGTCGAACACTTCGCGAATGTCATTGCTATATGTCCGTTTATAATCGATGAAGTCGAGCTCCAATACATCCAACAGATTGGTGCCGGTAGTGTCAAGAACCCACGTATCCTTCTTGACGAACTTCCCGTCTTCCTTTATAACGGCATTCTGCAGTTTGCGCGCCATGACATTCTTTATGCCGGACACGCCACGTAATACGATATTGTTCAGCAGCGTATCTTGGAAATTCTTCAACATATAAATCTCGTCGGACTGGTCCAATGATTCGACCGCACCCCGCTTCTTCGTCTTGTTGAATACGGCGCTGTTCATCCGAATGCGGAAGACGAGTTTGTCCATATTGTAGTCGGAATAGACGCATGTAATATCGTTTCCGTGCTGGCTGTTCGATATAGCAAAGTGAATGTCGTCCATCGTGATGTTTTTATCGAGGAGGACAACGGGGTCTATCTCCATACGAACAATCCATTTCGACTTTTGCACGACACCCGTTAAAGGCGACGCCTCCGCGGCATTCGCCGCGCACTCCTGCAATAGGTCCTCGAATTCATAGTATTGCTCTAGGAGCGCGCGGTCCTCTTCGATATTGGATTCGCGCTCCAATGGGTCGAAGCAGATTTGTATCGATTTCACGACATCGACGAGGCGCGTATGCTCCAGCATATTCGAGTAATTCGTCGCCTTGTCCTGGTCCTGCTCGTCCACCGGCTTCAGGGCAACCGTGAGCGAGGGATTCTTCGGATTCTTGGTGAGACGCAGGATTTCCTCGATACGCGGCACACCGCGAGTCACATTCGACTTCGACGCCACACCGGCTAAATGAAAGGTGTTCAGGGTCAACTGGGTAGTTGGCTCACCAATCGACTGGCCCGCAATCACGCCCACCATTTCACCGGGATGCACCAGTGCCTCTTTGAACTTCAGATGAATGTTTTCCAAGAGTAGGATGAGTGCCTTGCGATGAAAGTGTTTATGGGCGAGCAAATCGCGCGGTGTCAGATAGAAGAAGTAGAGTATCTCGAACAGGGGGTTCGTCTTAGCATAATGTATCGTGTTCATCTTGGTGAAATACTCCTCAATGAGGTCGAATGCTTCTAGGGGCGTTATATCGACCGCGGAATTGGCGGAGAGTCCGAGCTGTCCCTGGACGTTGACCACCATGTTTTGGAAAGCAACGGGCAGATGAACGGTATTGTCATTTCTGTATTTGAAAATACGCGCCACAACGTCGTCTCTGGCCGCCACCATTTTATCGATATAGCGTTTGCATTTCGCCATAGTATCGGCGCGCTGTTTATTCATTCGCGCAATCGTACTCTTAGTATAGACGGCGACTTTGGCATCGTGCTCATTGTTGACACCGGGGATGTCATAGTGCATATAGATGTCTTCGAGACTCATACCAATAAGTGGAATCGACTGGTTCTCTACTTTGGTCGAGTCGAAACCGTCGTCGCCATAGGCGAATTGCACGATTTTGCCCATACTATTGCGCACCGTCATATCGTACTCGACTTTGAGGTCCTCCAACCCCTTGATGAGTCGACGTTGGATATAACCGGTTTGCGATGTCTTGACCGCCGTATCAATGAGACCAATACGACCACCCATTGCGTGGAAGAAGAGCTCGGGTGCGGTTAAGCCGGAGATATAGGAATTCTCGACGAATCCACGGGCCTGTGGCGAATCGTCGAATTTATTGAAGTGGGGGAGGGTGCGGTTTTCGAAACCATAGGGGATTCGCTTTCCGTCGACGTTTTGTTGTCCCAAACAGGCAATCATCTGGGAAATATTGATGAGCGACCCCTTCGAGCCCGACTCTACAATCATGAGGAAACGATTGTCCTTGCTCAGCGATTTGCGGCCGATTTTGCCCGATTGCTCCGTCGCTTTATTGAGGAGGTTATTGACCTTCGTCTCGAATTCGACCATATTGGTATTGGCACTCGGATTGTCGAAAATGCCTAAATGGACCTTGTCGATGAGCGACTTCACATCGAGTTTCTGCGAATTGATGACGTGGATGATTTCTTCCTGCGTCTTCTTATTGGCAATCAGGTCACTAATACCGACACTATATGAGCTCGATTTCATGTATTCCGTGACAATATTTTGCAGGTCGTCATTGAAGTTGGCGCACGTCATATTGCCGAAATCATTGCAAATCCGGTGCAGAATGCTCTTACACACGGGGGCGATGAATTGGCCACGATGCAACTTGCCATTGCGTATTTCCAAGACGTGGTTCGACGTGGCGAAATCCTGGCCCTCTTCGAATAGTTTAGTCTTATAAACCATCGTCATGGGCGGGAAGATTTGCGAAAGGACGTCGAAACTGGAGAGCACACTCCCCTTTTCGCGAAGGGCCGCGACATTCACACGCGGGAACATCATCAACAGATTCATCGCATCGCGCGCCGACATTTTAATATCGGGGCGAGTCAAACGATACGACCCTAAGAGCGAATCTTGGTAAATACCGATAATGGGCGAATTGCCGGCGGGGGAGATGATTTGGTATGGAATCGCGGCCAAATGGCGGAGCTCGGTTTCGGCCAATACGTTCTGCGGCATGTGCATATTCATCTCATCCCCATCAAAATCGGCATTATATGGCTTGGTGTCACCGACATTCATACGGAATGTATCGCCGACCTGCATAATTTTCGCTATATGACACATCATCGACATTCGGTGCAAACTGGGCTGACGGTTGAAAAGGACGGCATCGCCATCCAACATGTGACGATGTACAATATCGCCATTGTCTAAGCGCACGGAGCCGCGGTCAACGTATCGGAGTGAAATGTGCTCGCCGTTTTTGCGCTCGAGGATTTTCGCCCCCGGATACACATCGGGCCCGTTTTGCACCAGTTTGAGCAAATATTCGCGGTTGCGGTCATTCACCGTAATTGGTTTAGTAATATTCTTGGCGATTTTGAGCGGAATGCCGAGCTGTTTAATCGACAAGTTGGGGTCGCCGGTAATGACAGAGCGCGCACTAAAGTCGACGCGTTTGCCCATCAAATTACCGCGGATACGCCCATTCTTGCTGTTTAGACGGCCCATGATGCATTGGAGGGGGCGACCAGAGCGCTGGGCCATGGGAGACACGCCCTTGATTTTGTTATTGACAATCATCGCGATAGAGTGCTGCAAAATCTGCGACCACCCCTCAATGACGGTGGGCTGCGTCTCCACAACGGCCATCTTCTCCTTTAGCACATTGTTTGTCTTGATGATATTGCTATATATGTGTGTCAGGTCGTCCTCACTGCGCTGCTGGGCGTCGTGTTTGACCGAGGGGCGGACAGCGGGTGGCGGCACGGGCAATACAGTCAATAACATCCATTCCGGACGCGACCATACGGGATGGAATCCCATAAAAGCCACATCGTCGTCGGAAATGCGCTTGAAAATCTTGAGGATGATTTCCGGCGTGAGGCGCATGTTGATTTTCTTGCTGTCGTCGTCGGTTTCCATGTTTTCCCAGATGGCGTAAATGGTCGACATGCCCTCCAATTTGATTTTATCGGGCTGTTTGCATCCGCATCCGTCCTCCGTCGACTCACCGCAACGCTTGATTTTGGCGGCGACGGTGGAGACATAGGTCCATCGGTCACTGCCCGGACGGTCCAACACGTGTTTATGTTGCGATTTATTGAGTAATAACTTGCTACATTTGAAGCAGACACACCGCGCAATTTTCATAATATCTTTGATGTGTTGTATGGAGAACATCGGTCTGGCGAGCTCGATATGGCCGAAATAGCCGGGAGTATCGATATAGGTCATACCGTCGGTAGGGCATATGGTGCCGGGCTCCAATACACCCATACGGGGGTCGAAGAGACCACCGATGACGGGCTTGTTGTTGATATATGTCTCGCGCGAAGTGATTTCGACGACCGAGTTTTTGCGGATTTCATCGGGTGACAATATACTAAATTGGACACCGATAATTCTGGATGGAGCCTTATATTCATTCGTTCTCGATTTCTGTGCGGATGACATAATAATAATGGCTATATTATACTATGCGATATATTTATATTGTTAAATCAATTTTATAGATATGTATAATATGCGCGGATTATTATACATATATTCGACTTAGGGGTGGGGGTTATATCACCCTATAAACACTTTTATCGAATTTATTATATTTGTTAATAACTTGGTCGCCTTTTACATGTCGGTCATATGCTAAACCCAGTGCGCTGGCCGCGTCAATAAGCCAAGCCGTTGGATTGTATTTGTCCTCTTCGGACGTGCGATAATCTTTGGGATACGAGTGATGATAGTTGTGCCATCCCTCGCCCATTGAAATAATCGCCACAAATAAATTTTCGCACGCCGCCAAAGAATCGTTATATGGTTTATCTCCAAACATATGTGCAAACGAATTAACACACCATGTTGCGTGGAGAACTAAGATGATACGAATGAATGAACTCCAAAATCCATTATAGGCGTCATTCCATAAACTGCAAATGAGGACGGGTATTATGACGGATGATAATGCCCAGAAAATTAGGTAATAATGTTCCTGCAATACGAGTAATGGGTCCGATTTCAAATCATCCACCTTTGTTTTATTGAGCTCTCGTTGGGTTTCTTCGTCTGGATTCAGGATAGTCCATCCGAAGTGGGCAAAATAGAATCCTTTTGATATATCGTGTGGGTCGCCCGGATGGTCTTCATTGCGATGATGTGTCCGATGATATTGTGTCCAATTAATAACAGAGCCTTCGGATGCAGACGAGCCGAAAAAGAGTAGAAATGCCTTAAATAATGGCGTGGCGTCGTATGTTTGGTGAGTCCATAAGCGGTGGTAGCCGGCAGTAATACCGAATGCGCTTAAAATATACCATGCAATTTGAAAAAGGACGGTATTTAAGCTTATCTTTTTTATTAGAAAAAGGGCCAAAAATGCCATTACATGTACAAATACAATAAACAGAAATGCTGGAATAGCAATCATATATATAAAGTTGTATATAAAATTGATTCGTATAATGACTAATGATATGGATATAAAAATAACGTGTGAATTATAATACCAAGTCATGTCATCGAATAAGAATATTACTAAATCCCGCAATACACGCGCCAATGAAAAGATGAAATTGCGCAAAAATAAACAGGATTCCGATTCGGAGACGGAGGAGTGGGAGACGGATACGTCGGAATCGGAATATCTGCCTCCTAAAAAGTCGAAGAAATCGTCGAAATCCAAGAAGTCGAGCCGTGTTGTCGAGTCCTCTTCCGAGTCGGAAGACATCGAAGACTCAGAAGAAGAGTCGGACGATGAGGACGAGGACGAGACCGACGACGACAAAGAAGAAGAGGAGGAATCTGGTGGCAAGATGGATATGGTCGCATTTCAACGATTGATTACGAATATGTTCCCCTCGAAATATTCGACCAAACGTCTTGCGGCAAAGCAGGCCGTCGCATCGGCCACATTATCCGATGAAGATTCCGACTCGGACGAAGATGAAGACGAAGAAGACGAAAAAAAGAGTAAAAAGAAGGGCAAAAAGGCGTCGAAAAAGACTTCTTCGAAGAAGGCGTCGTCTACAAAGACGAAGCGGAACTCTAAGCGCGTCGAATCGTCCGAAGACGAGGACGAAGAAGAGGAGGAAGAAGAGGACGACGCGGGCCATTTCAACATCGTTTTCGCCTACGACGATTATCCGGAAGATGAAGATTTGGATGTATTGGAAGAGGACGAAGACGAGGTCTGCAACAGTGACGACGAAGAGACCTTTATGAAGGAGAATTTCGAGAAAATCGAAAAACCGACGAGTGACGGCACCGCCGACAAGAAAAAGAACAAGAAGACCAAGACCGAGAAGAAGGAAAAGAGCGGCAAAAAGGACAAAAAAGAAGAGCTGAAAGAGGAAATGGCCGTCGACGCCGAAAACGAATATTTGGAACTCGTCGATTTGAAGAAACATTTAGTCGAAAAGTTGAAGAAAAAGCCCCATAGCAAAATGTTGCGAAAGGCAATGAAGGATTGCTGCGATTCGATTTCGGAACTGGTGAAGAAGTCCCGGCGCAAGAATACGAAGAAGTATTACGAGCTTATTAACGGCGAGCAAAAGCGGACGGGCGAGCTCGAGTATTTCAAGAACAAACTGTCCAATAAGGAGCAGTTACGTATTATGAACGAGATGAAGGATATTAACGATATGATTCATATCGACAAGCCATATCGACTGACTTTGCTGGAGTCGAAGATTCCGTCGAAATACAAGGCGACGGTGATGCAAAAGTTGAATGTATTGCGTTCAATGGAGCCCGGCGACCCCGAATATTACAAAATCAAGCACTGGGTCGATACATTCATGCGCATTCCCTTTGGCCTATACAAGAATATGGAGGTGAAAATGTCGGACGGCATCGACGTCTGCAGTCGGTTCATTTTGGACGCGAAAAACACGTTGGATAATTGTGTATATGGATTAGACGACGCCAAGCTCCAGATATTGCAGATGATAGGTCAATGGATTTCAAATCCGGGGGCGATGGGGACGGCGATTGCCATCAACGGTCCACCGGGGACGGGCAAGACGACGCTCATCAAAGACGGCATTAGCAAAATATTGGGGCGCGAGTTCGCCTTTATCGCACTGGGGGGTGCGGGCGATTCGAGCTATTTGGAGGGCCATTCATATACATATGAAGGCAGCAGTTGGGGCAAAATCATCCAAATTCTGATAGACAGCAAATGCATGAATCCGGTCATCTATTTCGACGAACTGGACAAGGTGAGCGATACGCCAAGGGGCGAGGAAATAATCGGCATTTTGACGCATTTGACCGATACGACGCAAAACGGGCAATATCATGACAAGTTCTTTTCGGAGGTCGACTTCGACTTGAGCAAGTGCCTCTTCATATTTAGTTATAATGACGAATCGAAAGTGAACCCGATTCTGCTCGACCGAATGTATCGCATCCAGACGAAGGGGTACAATATGAAGGAGAAGGTGGTCATTGCACGGAAATATCTGTTGCCGAAGATACGGGAGCAGGTGAATTTCGGCGAGGACGAGGTGATTATTCCGGACGAGACACTGCAATACATTATATCGAACAAGGTATTGACGAAGGAGGAGTCGGGCGTCCGCAATTTCAAGCGGTGTTTGGAAATCATTCATACGAAGTTGAATCTATTCCGACTTCTCCATAAAGACAGCGAGGTCCTTAAGAGGGACATCGATTTGAAGGTGGAGTTTCCGATGACGGTGACGAGCAAGGACGTCGAGACACTCATCAAGAATGAGGAGAAACAGAATCAGAGTTTGTTGTCGATGTACATTTAGGGTGATTAGAGTATAGTTAGATAGTATAGTATTACAATTCGATATATAATGCCGAATTGTAAAGATGGATTATGTCTTTCGTATCTTTCTTGTTTTGCGTATGGTCAATTTTTTCTTTCGCCCACCTTTTCCATTCCGAAAATAACTAAAAAAACCGCTCGGTTTATCTTTTTGTGGTTGGGTTGCGGGAGCAGGAGGAATGGTTTCGGCTTGTTTATCATGATTGTCTTCGGCTTGTTCAGCAGCAGCAGCAGCGGCTTTGGCTTGTTCAGCAGCAGCAGCAGCGGCTTCGGCTTGTTTAGCAGCAGCAGCAGCGGCTTCGGCTTGTTTAGCAGCAGCAGCAGCGGCTTTGGCTTGTTCAGCAGCAGCAGCAGCGGCTTGTTTTTTGGCTTCGGAAACCATGTCACCGGCATTGAACTTGGCGGTCCTAGGTCCAATCATTCTGGTAATATTCTTAATAATACCTGTACTTCCTTTTTCAAGACCTTCTTCTCCACTAGAAACACTATTACCAATATTACCAAAAATAGTTTTCAACGCTTTATCTCTCATCGTCCCTTTATTTTTTGACGGCTCTTTTTTCCACAATCTACTTGCTGCCACGGCAGATACACTTGTAATTCGTAATCTATTATCACTTTCATTATTTATAGCTGTTAATTTGGTATTAATATGTATGGCATTACTAAATATTTTATTTACCCTATTAGTGTATTTACGCGCAGTTTCATCTACATCTTTGTTATAATTACCTGTTTTTGACCGCTGGATATCAAGTAAAAGGTATGCCTCGTTATATGCAATGGTTACAGGGTCATCCATAATAGGTGCAAGTAAAATAGGTATTACTTTTTCTAATACCGTTGCGACTCCTCCTGCCGCTAATGCAATTGGCATAAATGGGCCAAATATAAATGGACACATAGTTCCAAGTTGAGCAATCAAAAATAACAAAACAATAAATGAACCACTAATTGGATTTCGATAAATCATACTTGACATCCATCTGGTTGCATCACCAATAGTAATAGCTATATCCATTAATGCTTTCGGTGCAGCTTTAGATAATAAATACAACTCGTACGGTAATCCGTATGTTATTTTTTTTAAACCTGAACCAATTGCATTTACGACCTTTATAGTTCTATATGTATGAATGCCGGTTTTATTTATTTCATCTAATTCGGCTTTTGCTTTCATTTTTTCTTTTTCTTCATCTTCTTTATTTTTTTTATCAAGCTCTTCTATTGTTTTGAACTCGGAAGATGTTAATACGACAAACACGGTGTCATTATACGTGCCAATAAATTTTTCAAAGAAAAGTATAAATGAATATTTTTCTAGTACAGTTGTACTTTTATTTGTATCAAAGAAACCTGATGCTCTGGTTCCAACATTTAGAAGAGTTTCCCGAGCGTTTGCTAAACGAGTGCCCATTTTAGTTGCTGAAGAAATAATTGAACTTGTTGCTTGACCGAGCTTATGTTTGAATGCGCCAACAACCGTACCTGGTTGAAAAGATATACCACCTTTTAATTTTCTTGTTTGTAAACGAAATTTGTTTATTTTACGCTTATATATCTTTTTTGATTTATTATGATGTTTGTATCTTCGAGACCGCTTTATACTTTTATTTTTTATTCTGTATATTTTTTTCAATTGTCCACCGTTGAATAAGTTGTTTGGAGCAGTTTGTATATCTGTTAAATTCCTAACATATATGTTTTTACGTTTGTTTTTACGTGTGTAATTCGGCCTAACTATGGAATTAGCAGTATTTATAGTGGCGGTGAAAGTATCCCTTAACAAATTAAGCACTTCTGTACCTTTTCGTTTTATTTTTATCATTCCTTTTAAACCTTCCGCTTTTTGCATTGCGTAATAATCGTCCGATGAAGATTGTCCAATAAGCCCGTCTTCAATAATTGAATTCTCTAATAATTTCAAATAACTGTCCAAAAATAAAACAAATGGAACAAAGTAATTTATTGATTGCACTACGGAAAGTTGTGTCATATTATATTCAATGTTAATCGACATAGTTTGAAGATTTTTTTGAAAATCATCCAAGAATTCTTCTGTACTTTGTTTAATCTTTGATATTAATTTAGGCGTTGCATCTTCTGTCAATCCAAGTTGAACATCACTGGTATCTATTTTGTCAGTTTCTGATGTTAGTCCTCCTTCTCCTTCTCCTTCTCCTCCTCCTACTGTTGGTTCTACTTCACTTTTTTTATTATGTTCATCAGCTTCTGCTGGTTCTTCTGCTTCTTCTGCTTCTGCTGCTGCTGCTTGTTCTGCATTTTGTTCAGCTTCAACTACCGCAAGGAGCTTATTTACATCATTTATATCATTAGCAATTTTTTTAGCCTTATCCTTTGCATCTTTAGTATTGGAATGTTGGTTTTGTGTTACAACTTCATTATCGCTACGGTCCACCCATTTTATCTCATCGAATGATTTACTTCCAAAAAAATCGTTAAGTAACTGGACATGTTTATTATATATTCTATGTAACATTTTATAAAAATTCATTATTTCTTCTGCGCGTAATTGTAGTTTTTTTGGATTCAATAACCTATCTATATTATCTTCATTTTTGAGTATCTTGGCGTTAATGCCTTTAATTACTTCTTTTAAATCATTTATTTCTTTAATGAGTGGGTCTTCGTCTTCACCTAGGCCCTTTTTTATTTCGGCTATTTCGTTTTTCATTTCGACTATTTCTTTCTCTTTTATTTCAGCTATTTGGTTCCTTATATCTATTATTTCGCTCTTTATCGTTTCTATGTCGGTTTTCGCTATTTCTTCTTCATTTTTAACCACAGTACCATCAGTAGGACCATCACCACCACCATTTTGTCCTTTGTCTGGAGTAAATCCCTTGTATTCCAATTGTTTTTTAGACAAATCATCGATTTGTTTATTGTATTCTTTTGTTAATTCTTCATTTTCTTCTACATATTTATTTACTTGTTCATCCCGTGTTTTTAGTTCTTCCGGAGTATTTGGGATGACAACATCAATATAAACATTGTACAAAATTAGACAATTTGTTATTATCAAATCGTGCATCGATTTTTTCTTGAAACTTTCTTGCAATACTTTAGTTGCTTTTTGTGATTTTTCAGTAATATCCTCCATAGTAGTGTCTTTTTTACCCGTTAATGCGTCATACATCTTAAACATTTTCGCATTTTTGGAAGCAGTCACTGCTTTTTTTCTTTCGGTTTTAATAGCAGTTAAATCATCAGTTAGTTTTTTATAGTAAGCAGCATTATCTTTTATACTATAATACCTTCTAATATAATTATCGGGTATAGCATCCTCACCTCCGCGCTGTGTTATACGTCTTTTCTTGTTTATACTTTTTATTATACTTCTATGTGTATGTCGCGTTTTGACTTTACCCATTGAAGCCAATATATACTATGTTGATATAATATTGCACATTCTAGACCTGTATCTAGTATTTTTATTCAAATAATATAAATCCAAAACAGTATTATATCTAAATGTCCGACAATACAAATATGATTCATGCAATGAATTCGGCTAAGAGTGCACTAGAATCGGTCGAGGTAGATAAGCGTACGGAGGAATATTCGGTTGTACTCAAGAAAATCGAGGGTTTTATTGAACGTTTCTGTGAGCATTGTATTGTGCGCGATTACATCGACATTTCCTTAGAAAAAACGATATTGATTGAATATTGTACTAAATGTATGAAAACGTTTTCATAACCCCCCTCCAACAATATCTGTATACTATATATAATGGCATCCGATTGGTTGTTATTCGTTAAACAAAAGGCTAAGTCAATGCCTGGAAAGGCTTTAAGCGAAATTTTACCACTTGCGTCCAAGGAATGGAAGTCGATGAAGTCCACCGGTTCGAGTGTCGTCAACTCGGTCATGGGTAAAAGGTCGAAGACCTCGCGCAGGTCAAGGAAGTCCCGTGGCTCGCGCAAGTCGCGTTCTGGCTCACGCAAGTCGCGCAAATAAACACCTTTAGACTTTCAGCCTTACTACCTTTAGACTTTCAGCTTTAGGTATAAATACCTTTAGACTTTCAGCCTTAGGTATAAATACCTTTAGACTTTCAGCCTTAGGTATAAATACCTTTAGCATAATAATGTAATACATCTATTACATTATTTTATCAGAAAATCCTTAGTTTTGCCCTATGAATGCCTCACCCGAAGACATA